GGCTGGTCTCGGGCGCTACGCGGTTATGCCAGTGATGCGCCCTGCCGGGCTCACTGGCCCTGAATTTCAAACACACTTCGACCATCCCTCCCTCACCGCGCCTAGCTGGTATTGCTAGCTCCCTGCTCACGCTACAGGATTCCCTTTACCGCTCAAGGCCGGGGCCAATCTCGCGGAGGGTTGCGGGCTTTAGCGAATCGGCTGGCGTTGCGCGATTCGCTGCCGATCTTGAGCGTCTGGCGTCACGGGTGACTCACCATCGCCCTCAACCGGACTTTTCGCGGACCATGAAGCGTATACGGGCAGTTGCAGCAATCGCCGCTGGACCACTCGCATCACTTCAGCGGGGTTGTCTAGTACCGCCCCATTGGGAAATCGTATCACTTTCAGGCCGGAGATTCTCGATTCAAGGATCTGTGTGCGTTGCTGGTCGTATTCACGCTGCCGATCGTGAATTGAGCCGTCCAACTCTATCACCAGCCGCCGCGATGGCACCCAAAAATCGACGATGAACCCCAACAGGATGGACTGACGGCGGATGATGACGCGATCACGATTAGGATATCGCTTGTATGCCATCCAGAAAGCCAGCTCTGCCGCTGTCGGATTCTTGCGCATCCGCTTTGCGAAAACAAGCTTCTCTTTCTTGCAGTTACGCCGATATGGCTGCATGATCCATTTTACCAGATCAAGCCCAAACCCCCTCTAGGGGTTTCCGTGTCTGGTGGCAGGATTCCCGATTCTCCACCTGCTCCGCTCGCGGGAGGATTTTACCCTCACTGGCCTCTGCTTTGTGCAGGTTGGCATTAAGCTACGAGTCGCGCTAATTTGTTTATCGTTTCTAGCGCCCGCATGTCTACCATGCGTCCGCGCCGGTCTTTCGCCCGATCTTTACGCTACACCAGACTCCTCCATTTTGCACGATTCCGCCGCGCGTGCAAACTATTTTTGCTGGCCATCATTTTTAATTTGACACGCGGCATATTTTGCGGCACAATTGATACAGATACAGGGTGGTGACCGACACCAGAGGAGAGAACAATGGAAACCACTGACATCATGCAACAGGCCGCTGCTGAGGCGGCACAGTCCAGCCTAGACGCGCACGGCAAGTACGTTGACGCGTCGATGGCTTGGGAATTCATCGCCGATCTTTGGTATCACGAAGAGCCCGCGCAATACGACACGCTGTTTGACGCAATCCCGGAGCCAATCGACGGGAAATACTTCCCCATTCAGATGCCCGCCGCGTTCGCCGCTGCCTACGCTCAGGAGGTGGCCAATGCTTAACCCCGCCGACGTCGCAACGCTGGCCAAAGAGCAGCGGCTGATCGCCGCCCGCCAGTCGCTTATTTGTGTTTGCGACATCGCCCCAAATTTTGCAGATGATCCCCAACAAATGCACGCGCTGATCGCTGCCATCGACGCCATCAAGGCCTACATCACCGAACTGGAGAATCAACATGATGCCGCCCTCTAGCTTTAACCTGCCGCCCGGCTGCACGCCAGCCGACATTGACCGCCACTTCGGCGGCGACGATTCGTATTCGTACATCGTTGACGTCCCTGGCGACCTGTACTTTGACCCGATTGGCCACTGCACGATTCAAAGCGCCCGCCGTTGCGCCCGGGAGGTTGGCGGCGTCGTGATCAACGCTGACACCAACACAGTGATCTACGGCCACTGTAGCGCTTGCGCTGGGGATGCCGATAATCTGCACGCTGGCAAGTGCCCAGCCTGCACCAAGGAGGCGATTGACGCCACGGCAACAGGCGCGCCGGAACCGGAATGGGCACGGGTTGCCCGCGCCTGGCTCCGGGACATCGGCGCTAAGGCTGGCCTGCCGTTTGTTGGTGCCGCGCTGCCGACGCGCGAACAGCGGCTGGCAACGCTGGCAGACTCCGACACGCGCGCGGCATACATCGACGCCAGCACAGCGCGAATCGTGGCGCATACGCGCCGGGTAATGGCATCTGCGACCGATGAAAGCGAAGACGTGAAATGGTAACTACACTAAATAAAATTCGCGCGGCTAGTCCGTGCGCCGATGGCTGGCAAAAGCTGCTGGTTGGCCTTCTGAAAACCAAGGCCGACGATGAGTCGCTGACGCTAATCCAGATTCTAGATATCAATGGGATTGAAGATGCAATCTGGGCACTACGCGCAATCGACGATTGCCCCCAAATACGACTATTCGCCGCCGCGTGTGCGCGTCAGGCGCTGCCGATCTGGGATGCAGAATATCCCAATGACCGCCGCCCGTTGACGGCCATTGAAACGGCGGAACGGTTTGCGCGTGGCAAAGCCACTAGCGATGAGTTGGCCGCCGCATGGGCCGCCGCAGGGGCCGCCGCAGGGGCCGCCGCACGGGCCGCCGCATGGGACGCCGCAGGGGCCGCCGCATGGGCCGCCGCACGGGCCGCCGCATGGGACGCCGCAGGGGACGCCGCATGGGACAAACAAGCAGAACTATTCCGCCAGTTTTTCGGAAGGACGCCCCATGACGCCTAACCAGATCGCCGCCGCCCGCCGCGCTCTCGACGAAATCGAAGCTGCCCAGCGTGCCCAGCGCTGCCCATGCGGCGCTAACCCGCTGGCACGGGCCAAACGCCGCGCCTACGATTGCTGCAAACGCGCCGGGGTGATGCCGCGCGGCAAGCGGGGCCGGCCGCCGCTGTGCAAGCTGCCGGAGGCGACCGCATGAAGCGCGGTATTCGTGTTACGTGCGCGGTCTGCCATCGCAGCAAATGCCCGCGCGGACGAAGCGCCCCAGCCATGCTGTACCTGTGCGAGTCTGGCGACTGCAAAGGATGGCCAGAAGCGCCCAAGGTTGGCGACCTGTGGCCGGGAGAAACTGAAGAAGATTTCGGCTATCCCGTGACGAATGATGGTACAGAGGAGGTGACAGAATGAAATTCGGCAAATGGACGGTAAAAACGTCTTACGACTACCCGCCGATCCCGGATCGGTCAATGGATTGGTCCGCGTGGATTGACGGGCAGGAGGAGCATTCCGCATGGTACGGCCACGGCCAAACTGAATTGGAAGCGCTTCTGGACCTGCACCAGCATCTAGTGGAAGACGGCGAACTGCCTCAAATCAAGTGGGTCAAAGAATGGGAAGCGCCGCTGGAGAAGGCGCGCGAGCACGTTGCCAATCTGCAAAATGCGCTGAATCTGGTAATTGATCGTACGTGCCAGTGCGACGATTGCAAGCCGTGGCGGGAATCTCTGAAAGAGGCTATATGACAGACGAAGTGTATATTTTGCGCGCTCGCATCGCCCAGCTTGAGGCAGAGCGCCAGTGGCGACCGATTGAGCATGCGCCAAAGGGCCGCGCGTGGCTTGCTTTGCTTGATTATGGTGGGTACTGGAAAAAGGGCCGCTGGTCATTAAGTCAACAATGCTGGATGGATGAATTTGGAGACCGCATCACTGCCGAGATTACCCACTTCATGGAGATGCCAGCGCCGCCGCCTATCACATCCGAAACGTGACGCCTCCCGATTCCACGGTGGTTGCTATTCCATTTGAAACGTAACGCCCGCCGCGCACACGGCGGGCTTTGCTATACCCGCGCCTCCATCCACTTCTCAATCGCCGCCGCCAGCGATCCCGGCGAACGATCAGCCGCCCACTGAATCTCAAAGCTCGGTTCCGGTGGCAACGCTCCGGCCTCCACCGCTGCGACCACGCATTCAGGCAGCAGCACGCGGGGCACGTCGCCCCAGTTCGACGCAATCAGCCGATCAAGGAACGCGATCTCCGGGGCCGTCGATAGCGGCTCCCGTGGCGCAACTGTTAGATTTTCTCGAACTGTTGCATTTTCTGCAATAGTTTTCGCTGGGGTGACCTTCTTCCGGTCGGGATTGCGTGCCTCAAACGCCCGCCCGATCTCCCGCTGTTTGCACTTGCGGCACTGGCCACACTCGCAGGTAGGCTGACGGCCCGCGCGTTTCTTTGCCGCCGCCGTTTCTCGCCGCGCCTTTACTGCCAGCCGCTCCATCTTCTTTTGGCGCTCGCCCGGACTGAAGCGCCGCACGGCTAGCCGCTCCGGGAAGTGGCCGCCTATCGCGTCTGGATGCGTCATGCGGGAACCTCGTCAAACAGCGACGGCTGGCACTTCGACGCCTCAGCCATCCGCAGATGCCGCTGCGCAATCTCGTAGTAGCTGCCTTTTAGCTCACTGCCCCAGAACCGCCGTCCTTGCTTGATTGCCTGATAGCCCGTCGATCCAATGCCCGTGAATGGATCAGCCACCACATCACCGGGATTGCTCCAAAGTTCAATGCACCGCTCGATCACGTCAAGCTGTAGCGGGCAGATGTGCCGTTCGTCAGATTCATCCCGCGCCAACTGCTTGTTGAGCACGTCCGTCTGATTGATGTCGAACCAAACCGGGCTAGCGTATCTCTGCCAGACAGCGATGCTGTACAGGCGCTTGATTTCTTCAGGGGTGCGGCCCTTCAGGTATTCCGATGGTGCCACTTTGGACGATCCAACATAGTCATAGAAGCGCTCAGGAGCGCCGCTGTTGACGGCCTGTTTTTCGTCCATCGCGAACCACTTCCGAAACACCAGCATGTAGTCGGCCATACCCTGACGGCTCACGGTCGAATCCTTGCACAATTCCTTGTACAGTAGTCCGTGATTTTTCGTGCGCTGCATCTCGATTACCGGGTCTTTCCAGATGGTGACGCGAGAATGAAACTTGAACACGCCGCCCGCTTGCATTGCCGTGCTGATACGCCCCGGAAAGTCCACCAGCCCCGCGTAGCCGTCCCGGTTCATATAGGCGGGCAAGTCCTTGCAGTGGATTGCCACCAGCCGCCCCGGCATCATGACGCGCTCAAGTTCCTTGATGCAATATCCGAACTGCCGAAAGAACTCCTCGTCATCCGCCGTGTTGCCCATGTCGGCGATGGAATCCGAGTAGATGTAGAGCGTTGAAAACGGAGGCGAGAACACGCTGAAGCCGATGCTATTCTCAGGCTCACGCGAGAGCGCCTGTACGCAATCATCATTGATGAGCCGCCAATCCGGCCCGCTGGCCTCGCGTGGCTCAGGCAGGGCCGCCAGCGGCTTGTGGCCCGCGCCCAGCGTCATCACTTCATCCATTGCAATTTGCATCTCGGCTTTCATCCTCTTGTGTTCCTTCTCTTTGTCCTGAATGGTGCGCAATATGCCGCCCTCGGAGTCGGCTATCACGATGTAGGCATCGACAGGCCGCGTCTGGCCAAACCGCCAGCATCGCCGCACGGCCTGATAGAACTGCTCATACGAGTAGCTCAGGCCCATGAAGATGACGCGGTTGCAGTGCTGCCAGTTCATCCCAAACCCGGCGATGCTGGGTTTCGTCATCAGCACTTTGTAGCGGCCTTCCGAGAATCCCATCAGGCCGTCAACCTTTGATGAGTCCGCATCAGATCCGCGCACTTCCCGCGCCTCGGGCAGTAGCGCCGTGATGGCGCCGGCCTCGTAGTCCGTGTTCACCCAGATCAGCGTAGGCTCATCGGTTTGGAGTACGATCTCCACAGCCTTTTCCGCGCGACGTTGCGCAGTCAGCCGCATCTCTTTGTGGATCGTGGTTGCCGACAATGCCGCATCGCGGAATAGCTGGCCATCAACAGGCGGTAACCCTTCCGTCGATACGATCTCCTCGTGGATGTGCAGCGGTGGCAACACGTAGCGCGATCCGTCGAATCCGATATCGGCAGGCGATGAAATGCAAACCGCCCACGATGCCACCCAGCGCCAAAAGTCCGCGCGTCCGTGATCCTTCAGTGAGTAGCCGCCCGCGTTCATGGTGTCATTTATGAACCAGCGGGATATCATTTCCGCCGAATCCATGACGCCAAGGAGCTCCGCATGGTTGCCCAACTCCAGATAATCGTTAGGCGCTGGCGTGGCAGTGCAAGCCAGCTTGTATGCCGTATCCTTGAACGCCTCCACCAGCCGCCGTTTTGTTGCGCCCATGAAGGATTTCAGGATGCTGGACTCATCCAGCACCACCCCGGAAAACACTGCCGGGTCAAACTTGTGCAGGCTCTCGTAGTTGGTGATATTGATGCCCGGCTGGACCTGTGACGCATCGGCCACCATCACGGCCCCCATCCCCATCACCGCCGCCTCTTTGATCGTTTGCGGGCCGACTGCTAGCGGTGTCAGGATCAGCACCGATCCGGCAGTATGCCGCGCTACCTGATCGGCCCATGCCAGTTGCATGCGCGTCTTGCCTAACCCGGTATCGGCGAAGATCGCCGCCCGCCCTTTGCGCGTGGCCCATTCGACGATGGCCGCTTGAAAATCGAACATCGGCAAGATGCTCAACTGCGTTGGCTCAAAGCCGCAATTGGGCACCGTGCGCACTTTGCTTTGTAGAAACTCTTCGTAATCCATTGATCTCTCTCCTGATCTCCATCAACTCACTCTGCCAATCGCACCAGCCGACGCACAGCCCCCAGCCCTCGCCGGGGTCCGTCTCGTTGGCGATGCGCTCTAGTTCCAGCCAACATCTGGCGATGTCGCTAACGTCGGCGCTTCGGTCT